AGCACGGAAGCCCAGTCTTCAATACTCCGAATTATGAAGTCTTCGATCCACATGGGGAATTAATAGATATAGGAGTTATAGACAGTTGGCAAAACGAAGCTGACGGTTTAAAAGGTGATCAAGACGCATTAAACGAATTTTACAGACAGTTTCCAAGAACTACTGAGCACGCGTTTAGAGATGAGACTAAAAACAGTATATTTAACTTAGTTAAACTATACGAACAAATAGATTACAACGAAGAAATGTCTAGAACATTAGGTATTACTAAAGGTAATTTTCAATGGGTAAACGGTGTGAAAGACTCTACAGTAATATTTTATCCAGATCCTAAAGGTAGATTTAAAGTAAGCTGGGTACCACCAACAAATATACAAAACAAAGTTGTAATTAAAAACGGTGTTAAATGGCCTGGCAATGAGCACATGGGTGCTTTTGGTTGTGATAGTTATGATATATCAGGAACTGTAGATGGTGTGGGTTCTAAAGGTGCTTTACACGGATTAACTAAGTTCAGTATGGAAGACGCACCAGCTAATACGTTTTTCTTAGAGTATTTAGCTAGGCCACAAACCGCAGAGATGTTCTTTGAAGACGTTCTAATGGCATTAGTATTTTACGGGATGCCTTTACTTGCAGAGAACAACAAACCCCGTCTATTGTATTATTTACGAAGACGTGGTTATAGAGGTTTTAGCATGAATAGGCCTGATAAAATATGGAATAAATTATCTGTAGCAGAAAAAGAAGTTGGTGGTATACCTAATTCAAGTGAAGATATAAAACAAGCTCACGCCGCTGCTATTGAAATGTATATACAAAGCCACGTAGGTATGGCACAAGATGGTACTTTTGGAAATTGTTATTTTAATGAATTACTAAACGACTGGGCAAAATTTGACATTAACAAAAGAACAAAGCATGATGCATCTATAAGTTCTGGTTTAGCTATAATGGCTAATAACAGGCATTTATATAGACCAAACGCACCGGTACAAAAACCAAAACTAAATATAAACATTGCTAAGTACACAAACAAAGGCAATACGTCTAAATTAATTAAAAAATAAATATGGTTGTAAAAAATTATTTTCCTTCTCAAGTTGTAAGCGATGTGGAAAAAATGAGCTATGATTATGGTTTAAAAGTAGCCAAAGCTATTGAGGCTGAGTGGTTTCATAATGAAAGAGGCTCTAATAGATATAAAACCAATCATAATAATTTTCATAATCTAAGGTTATATGCTAGAGGTGAGCAATCAATACAGAAATACAAAGATGAATTATCTATAAACGGTGATCTATCTTATCTTAATTTAGACTGGAAACCAGTTCCTATAATACCTAAATTTGTAGATATAGTTGTAAACGGTATTGCAGAAAGAACATATGATATAAAAGCATACTCGCAAGATTCATTTGGAGTTGCTAAACGCACAGAGTATATGGATTCTATATTAAACGACATGAGAACTCAAGAGTTTAATGATTACGTTGAAGAAGCTTTTGGTGTTGGTATGTATGAAAACGACAAAGAAACACTGCCTCAATCTCAAGAAGAGTTAGATCTACACATGCAACTTAGTTACAAGCAATCAGTTGAGTTAGCGGAAGAACAAGCTATTAATGTTTTAATGGAAGGTAGTAACTACGAGCTAATTAAAAAACGTTTTTATTACGATCTTACTGTTTTAGGTATTGGTGCTGTTAAAACTTCTTTTAACACTTCAGAAGGTGTTGTTATTAACTATGTTGATCCAGCTGATTTGGTTTATTCTTACACTGAGTCCCCGTATTTTGATGATATATATTATGTTGGTGAAGTAAAGTCTATACCAATAAACGAGCTGGTAAAACAATTTCCTCATTTACAGCAAGAAGATTTAGAGGATATAGTTAAAAACAAAAATCACCATAAATCTAACTATAACCAAAGTTATAACGAGCAAGATAACAATAAAGTTCAAGTTTTATATTTTAATTATAAAACTTACATGAACGAAGTTTACAAAGTGAAAGAAACTGGTACTGGCGCAGATAAAATATTATCTAAAGATGACACCTTTAACCCACCTGAAGGTGATGGTAATTTTAGTAAATTACAAAGATCTATAGAGTGTTTATACGATGGCGCTATTATTTTAGGAACGGACAAGATGTTAAAGTGGGAAATGGCTAGAAATATGATGAGGCCTAAGAGTGATTTTACTAAAGTTAAAATGAACTATAGTATCGTGGCTCCACGTATGTACAAGGGTCGTATTGAATCTTTAGTGCAGCGTATTACAGGTTTCGCTGACATGATACAGCTTACACACCTAAAACTACAACAAGTATTATCACGTATGGTTCCAGATGGAGTTTACTTAGATGCAGATGGTTTAGCTGAAATAGATTTAGGTAATGGTACAAACTACAACCCGCAAGAAGCTTTAAACATGTTCTTCCAAACAGGTTCTGTTATTGGTAGATCGTTTACAAGTGAAGGTGAAATGAACCCAGGCAAAGTGCCAATACAAGAAATACAATCAGGTTCTGGTGGGCAAAAAATGCAAAGCTTAATTGGTACATACAATTATTATTTACAAATGATAAGGGACACCACCGGGCTTAATGAAGCTAGAGATGGTAGTACTCCTGATAAAAATGCCTTAGTTGGTGTGCAAAAGCTAGCCGCAGCAAATTCTAACACTGCAACAAGACATATATTACAGGCTGGTTTGTATTTAACATCTGAAACCGCCGAGTGTTTATCTCTTAGAGTTTCTGACATTGTAGAATATTCACCAACTAAAGATGCTTTTATACAACAAATTGGAGTGCACAACGTTGCTACACTTGAAGAAATGTCGAGCTTACATTTGTATGATTTTGGTATATTTATAGAATTAACTCCTGATGATGAGGAAAAAGCTATGCTTGAAAATAATATTCAAATGGCATTACAACAACAATTAATTGAGCTTGCTGACGCTATTGATCTTAGAAATATTAAAAACATAAAACTAGCAAATCAATTACTTAAAATACGTAGAAAAAGAAAGCAAGACAAAGATCAGCAAATACAACAGCAAAATATACAAGCGCAGTCACAAGCTAATATACAAGCTCAACAAGCATCTGCTGAGATGGAAGTGCAAAAAGAACAAGCTAAAATGCAAACAGAAATGCAGCTTGAACAAATGAAAGCACAGCTTGACGCTCAGAAACAAGCTCAAGAAGTAGAGTATAAAAAACAACTAATGCAATTAGAGTTTCAAATGAACATGCAGCTTGAGGGTATGAAAAATCAAACTGTTAGTAATAAAGAAAAAGAAAAAGAAGATCGTAAAGACGAAAGAACTAGAATACAAGCGTCACAACAAAGTGAGCTTATAGATCAAAGAAAAAGTGAAAAACCACCTAAAAACTTTGAATCCGCAGGTAATGATATATTAGGAGGCGGATTTGATTTAGGTTCATTTGATCCTAGATAACAATTATTAATTATTATTATATTATATTATGGCAAAAAAGAAAACAGAAAAAGTAGTCGAAAAGGCTACTGAAGACAACGTAGTAAAAGTTGATCTTAAACAAACAGAAAAAAATGACGATGTCATTAAAGTAAATTTAGATAAACCACCAACGCTAAAAAAAGATGAAGTTACAGAAGAAGTTACAAAAGATAACGCTGACGACAACAGAGTGGTTGAGCTCGTTGAAGATGCCGACGCCACAGAAAAACAAGAAGAAGTACAACCGGAGGCTGAAGCACAAGAAACTCCAGTACTAGAAGAAGTTACTGAAGATGAAGTTCAAGAGCAAGTTGAAGAAATAAAAGAAGCTGTTGAAGAAGCTAAAGAAACTGGCAAAGCAATACCTGAAAATTTACAAAAAGTTGTAGATTTTATGGAAGAAACCGGTGGTACGTTAGAAGATTACGTAAGACTTAATCAAGATTACTCTAGTTATGACGACATGACAGTTCTTAGAGAGTACTATAAACAAACAAAATCTCACTTAACAGACGATGAAATTAGTTTTTTAATGGAAGACTCATTTTCATATGACGAAGAAGTTGATGAAGAAAGAGAGATTAAAAAGAAAAAGATAGCGTTAAAAGAGCAAGTTGCCAACGCTAAAAGCCACTTAGACGGGCAAAAGTCTAAATACTATGAAGAAGTTAAAGCTGGTTCTAGGTTAACCACCGAACAACAAAAAGCTGTAAACTTTTTTAATAGATACAACAAAGAGTCGGAAGAGACTAACAAAATAGCGGAAAAACAAACTAACACTTTTAAATTAAAAACTAAAGAAGTTTTTAACGATAAATTCAAAGGTTTTGAATACAACGTCGGAGATAAGAGATATAGGTTTAATGTGAAAAATGCTAATGAAGTGAAAGAAACCCAAGGTGATATTAATAATTTTGTCAAGAAGTTCTTGAATGAAAATAATGAAATGTCAGATGCTAAAGGTTATCATAAATCTTTATTTACAGCAATGAATCCCGACGCTATTGCTAATCACTTTTATGAACAAGGAAAAGCTGATGCTATGAAAGATAGTGTTGCTAAGGCTAAAAACGTAAGTATGGATCCAAGGCAATCATTTTCTAACGATAACACAAGCGGTCCTAAAGTAAGAGTGCTTAACGATGACACTTCTCCAACTTTTAAATTTAAAATAAAAAATAAATAACTAATTTAAAATTACAAAAATATGGCAATTCAAGGTGGTCCATTGTTAAACAGCGTTGCTGCTCCAACTAAGCAAGCACTGCAAACTAACTATTTGGACTTTACGTCTGGTTCTAACGACTGGGCACAACAATATTTACCAGACCTAATGGAGAAAGAAGCTGAAGTTTTCGGACCGAGAACTATTTCAGGTTTCTTAGCTCAAGTAGGTGCTGAAGAATCTATGACTTCTGACCAAGTTGTTTGGTCTGAACAAGGTAGATTACATTTATCTTACAAAGGACACATTGCGGATGGTGATGATCAAATTACTGGTTCTAATAATGGTCTTACTTTTGAAATCGATACTGACATTGATGGCAACGCTGTATCAACATCTTCTGTTGATCACGGTATTAGAGTTAATGACCAAGTATTAGTTTCTGATGCTAACGCTACTGTTAGAGGTTTAGTTACTGAAATATCTAACGACCAAGTAGCTGTAGCTTTGTACGACGCTGGTAACGCAACTCCAACTGGTACAAACGCTGGTTTAGCTACTGGTTCTGGTGACTCAGCAACTATATTAGTTTATGGTTCTGAATTTGCAAAAGGAACTGATGGTAGATCTGTTGCTAACGAGCCGCAGTTTAAGTCTTTTTCTAACAAGCCAATTATAATGAAAGATTACTACGAAGTTTCAGGTTCTGACGCTTCTAGAATTGGTTGGGTTGAAGTTTCTGCTGAAAACGGACAATCAGGTTACCTATGGTACTTAAAAGCTGAAGCTGACACAAGAGCTCGTTTCACTGATTATATTGAAATGGCAATGCTTGAGTCTATTAAAGGTGATGCTGATCAATCTACAGTTGATGCACAACTAGGATCTCATGTTTCTGGAGATACTTTTGGTACTGAAGGTTTATTCGCTGCTATCGAATCAAGAGGTAATGTTACTACTGGTGTTACTGGTGTTAACGCTGCTACTGATTTAGCTGAGTTCGATGCAATACTTGCTGAATTTGATAAGCAAGGTGCTATTGAAGAATACATGATGTTTATTAACAGATCTACTAGCTTAGCTATGGACGATATGTTAGCTTCAATGAATTCTTACGGTGCTGGTGGTACATCATACGGTGTATTTAACAACTCAGAAGATATGGCATTAAACTTAGGTTTCACTGGTTTCAGAAGAGGTTCTTATGACTTCTACAAGTCTGACTTCAGATACTTAAATGACAAATCTACAAGAGGTGGTATCAACGAAAGAGATACTGTTAACGCTATTAGAGGGGTTATGATTCCTGCTGGTGTATCTTCAGTTTACGATCAAACTGTTGGGCAAAGCATGAAACGTCCTTTCTTACACGTTAGATATAGAGCTTCACAAACTGATGACCGAAGAATGAAAACTTGGGTTACTGGTTCTGTTGGCGCTGCTACATCTGCTTTAGATGTAATGCAACTACATTTCTTATCAGAAAGATGTTTAATTACTCAAGGTGCTAACAATTTCATGTTAATGAAATAAGCACTGTTTATACTAAAGAACCGGGGCTTCGGCCTCGGTCCTTTTATTTATTAATTTTATTATATATTATATTATGGCAAAAAAACAAAAAACACAAGAGGTAGAGGTGCCTGTTGTTGAAACTCCAGTAGTTGAAACACCAAAACCTAAAAAAGTTGAACCAAAAAAACTAGAGTGGGAAGTAAAAGATAGAGTTTATTATTTAAAAGGAAATAAAAAACCTTTGTCTTACTTGTTGAAATCTGCTGGGGTTTATTGGTTTGATGAAAAAAAGCAATATGAAAGAGAGTTGAAATATTGTGAAAATCAAAGAACAAATTTTGTTGATGAAATGAGTGGTGACCAAAGATTGGCTCATATAATTTTTAGAAATGGAGCTTTGTTTGTTCCTAAAAACAAAACAGTTTTACAAAAATTACTTTCTTTATATCACCCACACAAAGATAGAGTTTATTATGAGTGGAAACCAGCAGAAAACGCTGCTAGCGAGATAGAAGTTTTAGAAATGGAGGCTGATGCAATATTAGCAGCTAGAAATATGGACGTTGATATGGCAGAAGCTATATTACGTGTAGAAAAAGGCTCTAGCGTGTCTAGATTAAGTTCTAAAGAACTTAAAAGAGATTTACTAGTATTTGCTCGTAATAACCCTGCTTTATTCTTAGAGTTAGCTACTGATGATAATGTTCAGCTTAGAAATTTTGGTATTAAAGCTACAGAGCTTGGTATTATTAAACTAAGTTCAGATCAAAGAAACTTTTTATGGGGATCAAATGATAGACCTATAATGGTAGTTCCTTTTGACGAACACCCATACACTGCTTTAGCACATTGGTTTAAAACTGATGAAGGTATGGAAATCTATTCAAATATAGAAAAACGATTAAATTAATCAAACTGTAGGAGCGGTCGCTCTACGGGGCGATCGCAAACTACAATAAACAAATATGGTAAATATAGATACAGTATATCAAAGAGTTTTAGCAATAGCTAACAAAGAGCAAAGAGGTTATATAACACCTCAAGAGTTTAATTTATTTGCTAATCAAGCTCAGATGGAAATATTTGAACAATATTTTTATGATATGAATCAGTTTGGTAAAATACCAGGTAACTCTACTGAATACTCAGATATGCTTGATTTGTTAAAAGAAAAAATAAGTATATTTAAAAGAAATGAAGATTTAAACGTTGTTGATAGTGCTGCTGATTATCCAAGCAACGCTTATAGGGTTGGAGAGCTATTTTACAATAATAAAAAAATACAGCAAGTTAGCCAAAGTGAACTTGCTTCCATGCAAGGTTCTTTGCTACTAAAGCCTACATTAAAAAACCCTGTTTACACAGACGCTGATAAAAAATTTAAATTATATGGTTTAATTTCAGCTACAATAAACGTTACTTATGTAAAAAAACCAACACCAGCAGAGTGGGGTTATAACGTTATAGGGGAGCACGCTATAAACAATCCTTTAGGCTCTTTTGACTTTGAATTACATGGCTCAGAAGAAACTAGCTTAGTAATGAAAATATTATCTTTAGCAGGTATTGTCTTAAAAGATGCTACGTTGTACCAAGCGGGTGAAGGCACAGAAGTTAAAAAAATACAACAAGAAAAACAATAAATAAATGGGATTACTAAATCAATCAGCTGGAGATTACTACTCAACTAATTTGTTAAAAACTTACGGTGATTATCAATTTATTTCTTTAGATCAAATAATAGATCAGTTTATTATAGCATACGTTGGTGAAGACAATATAATACCAAAGGTAAAAAGAACAACTGTACAGTTTCACGCAATGAGAGCTTTGCAAGAGTTAAGTTTTGATACTTTAAAATCTGTAAAATCAATTGAAGTTGAAGTCCCACCAAATTTATCTGTTGTTTTGCCTCAAGATTATGTTAACTATGTAAAGCTTGCTTGGAGTGATTCTGCGGGTATAGAGCACATAATATATCCTACTAGCAAAACTTCTAACCCATTTCCAGTAAAACAAAATAGCGATGGTACTTATTTTTTAGATCACGGGGCTGATGGTTTTCCTGACTCTACAGTGATAGCACATCAAAATAATCTATACAAGACAGTTACTAGCACCTTATTGGCAAATACTACTACTTTTGATTTAACGCAAACAATTACTTTTCCACCAGGATCTGATAGTGTTATAGGTAACTCTACAAACACTTTGGACGATCAAACTTCAGACTTAGAAGTTGGTATGTATGTTTTTAACGAACAATTTCCTTATGGTACTAAAATAACAGCTATAACAGCTGGGGTTTCTGGAGGTTTAAACGGTGGTACAATAACGGTAGACACAGCAAGTTTAAACGACGTTGACCTAAACACACAAGTTTGGGGTCGAGGTTTGATATTTTCAAATGATCTTGTTGAAATTTCAGATACATATAGAAAACTACAAAGCCACACATCAAGCACAACAACAGACGATTACGAAGACGAAACTAGGTGGTATGCAGAAGGTCAAAGATACGGTATAGACCCACAACACGCGCAAGATAATGGAAGTTATTTTATAGATAATATTCAAGGTAGAGTATTTTTTAACTCTACGTTATCTGGTAAAACATTAGTATTAAAATATATAAGCGATGGCTTAGGTACAGATGCTGAAATGCAAGTACACAAGTTTGCAGAAGAAGCGATGTACAAGTGTATAGCATACGCGATAATGTCCACAAGGGCTAACGTACAAGAATATATAGTTCGTAGATTTCAAAAAGATAAGTTTGCTGCTACTAGAAAAGCAAAACTAAGACTATCAAATTTAAAAATAGAAGAATTAACTCAAATACTTAGAGGTAAATCTAAACAAATAAAACACTAGCATATGCCAGAGATAAAGCACAATTTTTCTCAAGGTAAAATGAACAAAGACCTTGATGAAAGACTAGTACCTAATGGTCAGTATAGAGACGCTTTGAATATAAGAGTTTCTACGTCTGAAGGCTCTGATGTTGGTGCTGTGACTAATATACTTGGTAACGAAATAATCACTGTTAGAGGAATACTTTTAAGTAAAGGCGCTGTTTGCATTGGTGCTATATCTGATGAAAAAAACGATAGCTTTTATTGGTTTGTTAAAAATGAAGGTAACGATCCTGATTATATATTAAAATATTCTAAAGCCAATGGCATACAGCCTGTCGTAGTTGATTATCAAAATTCAGCTTTAAACTTTCAAGACAAAACAATAACTGGTATAAATATAATAGAAAATTTATTATTTTGGACTGACAATCACAACGAGCCAAAAAAAATAAATATAGAAAATTGTATGTTAGGATCGCCAGATTTTGCAACTCATACGGTAGTGCACAACCCACTTATAAACAATATTGTTGGTGGATATTCAGACTCTGAAGTAGATATAAGAGAGGAATATGTTACTGTAATAAAAAGAGCGCCGTTAAGACAACCATTTTTAAATTTAACTCGAACTAGTCTCTTCAATCCCCCTGGAGTAGAAAGACGACATAGATTTACAGACCCAGGAAATCCAACTGTACTATATGTTGCTGGTGATGTTATAAGCAATTTAAGAATACTTAACTCAAGCACGTTTAGAGATTACAACATAACACCAGGCGTTACTGTTATACTTTTAAAATCAGTTTCTAACAACCAAATAGGTTTTGACACGGATGGTGATCCATTAGCTTTAATTGATGAATTAAATGAAAATTTTAACCAAGAATACTCTTACACTTCTGACTACGATATTAGGTTAAAAATACTTCAAGTGTTTAACAGTGTTACCCCAACTGGCGCAGCTCTTAGTGGTTACGTTGATGTTGAAGCTGAAATAATTAGTATAAAACCAAACACAACAGTTAATTTTTCTGCTTGGGTTGTTAATTTTGAACAAGCAACAGATACTTTGTTTGAAAATAAATTTCCTAGATTTGCTTATAGGTATAAATATTTAGACGGTGAATACTCACCTTTTAGTCCATTTACAACTGTTGCTTTTAATCCTTCTGTTTACTCTGCTGACACGGTAAAAGGTTATAATTCTGGAATGAAAAACGATTTAAAAGAAGTTGTTTTATCTGGTTTTATAACTAAAGATTACCTTGTTGGCCCTAATGTTTTTTCAAAACAAATACCTCACGACGTAACAGGTATAGACTTTTTGTATAAAGAATCAAACTCACCTATTGTTTACATTGTAGACTCTATAACTCCTGAAGACGACGCTTGGACTACTACTCCTAGCGAATCTCTTCCTGCTTTGTACGGAAATGGTGAGTACAATATAACTTCAGATACTATATACAAAGCAACATCGTCAAATCAACTTTTAAGAGGTTTTGATTCAGTTCCTAAAAAAGCTTTAGCACAAGAAGTAGTAGGAAATAGAATTGTTTACGGTAATTATATGCAAAATATAAATGTTAAAGAAATTAATCTAAACTTTGAATATAGCGGCCTTAATTATCCGGCAGAATTATTTGATGAAATTGGTGTTTCTTCTATTAAAACTTTAAGAAAATATCAACTAGGTGTTGTTTATGAAGATGAATACGGTAGACAAACACCTGTTTTAACTAATAAAAACGCTGTTATAAACCTACCAATTACAGAGTCAAAAAAATCTAATTCTTTAAGAGCGCAAATAAACTCTAATGCTCCGGCAGACGCTAGTAGCTTTAAATATTTTGTAAAACAAACTTCTTCAGAATATTATAATTTATTTTTAGATAGATGGTATAATGCTAAAGATGGGAATATATGGCTTTCTTTTATATCTGCAGACAGAAACAAAGTTGATGAAGAAGATTATTTATACCTTAAAAAAGCTCATGGTTCTGATAATTGTGTGGAAGTGCCTAGCAAGTACAAAATATTGGCAATTTCAAACGAAGCGCCTGATTATATAAAAACAAATAGGCAAGGTTTAGGTAGTTTAGAGCACAATACTGCTTCTTCAGATTTGTTATTTGCTGATTCGACTGCTTTGCCTATAAAAAATAGAAGTAGTTTTAAAATAAACACAGCTCTTGTAGAAGCTAGTGGATTTTCAGAAATAGAAAGTGCCAGTAATTTAGAAATGATATTATCTTTCCCTGCTGACAATAATTTTTCAGATAGATACGAAATAACTAGCGCTGTAAAAAATGTTTTAAACCCAGTGGAGTATGTTATAAATGTAAAAGGAACTTTTGGTTCTGACGTAAATTTTATTGAAGCTTTGACATCAACAACAACAACGCCTGTTATAAGAAATGGCGTAATTTTAGAAATATCAAAAGGAGAGGTTAAAAATTCACCTGAATTTGATGGTAAGTTTTTTGTCAAGATAAACAAAGATTATAATATAGATAGTTATATATATCCTTTTTCAAACATAGGTGATAACGCTTCTATTCAACACCAAGAACCACTATACTACTACGAAGAAACAAACATTAATCAACCAACCTTGCCTGGTGGTAACCTATGGCTTCCAAACCAAGGCATGGGGTTAATGTATAGAAGCAATACTGGTAGTGGATATACTATTCAAAGCGCTAGCAGTGATGCTGATGATTATTTTGGAGATGGAACTACACAAAACACGGCAGATGCAAATGGGCCTAGGTGGTTTATTGATAGGACTTTGTATGAAGGCGAAAACGGTCAAAACAGTCAACCTCTTGGTGGGTCATCTGGTAGAAACGATGGTATTGATGGATTTAAAATAAGTATTTCTTTTTCAGGAATACCTTTAGTACCTGGCACTGATTACACAACACAAGACGTTAATGGTTTTATTGTAGGCGAGCCTAGCAACAGCTTAACAGATCAGGAAAAAGATATGGTTGATAATTTGTCTGTTGGTAAAAGATTTTATTTTGCTGACGATCCAGACCAGACTATATATACTATTACTAATGTTGCAACTAAAAAATTATACAACTATTTAGATTGGCTTCCAGGTGGAACATTAAACAATCAAGCTATACCTATAATTGAAAAAGCTAATAATAGAAGAAAAACATGGATATTAACTTTAGATAAACAAATAGCTAATCAAACCTTTAATCCAATAAACAACCCTATAAACCAAGCTTCTAGTACAAACACTGCCGCTATAAACTTTGTAGAATATCTTAACGAAAGAGACAAGTCAAATCTTTTAACAAAAAATCCAGCTGTTTTTGAAACAAAGCCAAAAAGAGACGAAGGTTTAGAAGTATATCACGAGGCTAGTCATTCTTGGGATATTAGTAATCACGGGGACAAGCATCTTTTAGATTGGTATAATTGTTATTCTTTTGGTAATGGTGTTGAGTCTAATAGAATACAAGATGATTTCAATGCTGTAACTATTGATAATGGGCCTAAGGTTTCCGCAGAGTTTGAAGGTGAATACAAGCAAGAAACAGTACCCAATAGACTAATATTTTCTGGAATATATAATTCTAAAAACAGTGTAAACAGGACTAACGAGTTTATTGCTGCTGAAGGAATTACAAAAGATATTAACCCTACTTATGGTAGCATACAAAAACTTTACACTAGAAATAGTGATTTAGTAACTTTTTGTGAAGACAAAGTCTTAAGAATATTAGCAAATAAAGACGCTTTATTTAATGCTGATGGAAACGTTAATTTAACAGCAAGTTCAAACGTGTTAGGCCAAGCAATACCTTTTGCTGGTAGTTTTGGTATATCTAAAAATCCAGAATCTTTTGCTTACGAGAAATATAGAGCTTATTTTACAGACAAGCAACGAGGTGCAGTACTTAGGCTTTCTATGGACGGTTTAACACCAATATCAGAATATGGTATGTCAAATTATTTTAGAGATAATTTAAAAAATACAACTAAAGTGCTAGGTAGCTACGATGCTTACAATAAAGAGTATAATGTAGTTTTAGTTTCTGATGACAAAAGAGAGACTGTATCTTATAAAGAACAAGTTAATGGTTGGTCAAGTTTTAAATCTTACACTCCTGAATTTGCTCTAAGTTCATCTAATACTTATTATTCATTTAATAAAGGTCATTTGTATGAGCATGATATAAGTGAAAAGTATAATTATTTCTACAGCACTCAATATAATTCTAGTGTTACTGTATTGTTAAATGATGCTAGTGGTAGTATTAAGGATTATAAAACTTTAAACTACGAAGGTACGCAATCAAAAGTTATAAAAGAAACTGATAATATTAAAAGTGGCTATTACAACTTGCAGAGCAAACCTGGTTGGTATAACGATTATATTAAAACAGACCAAGACGAAGGTCATGTACGCGAATTTATAAACAAAGAGAATAAATGGTTTAACTATATAAAAGGTAAAAAAATATGACAACAATTAAAACTAATAATTTTAATTTTCAAGGTATAGGTTTTCCAACAAAATCTTCTGGTTTAATTCCACCACCACCCCCGCCTCCACCTATAGTTTACGTGTCACCAATAGTTAATATTATTACAGACAGAGAGGAAATAAATGGAAACCCAACAAACAATATAGTTAAAGTTATATTTGATAAGACTCCTTGTGGAACTAACCCGCCAACTTATTATGAAGGTTCAGTTCAAATACCAATCACAGGTCCTTTAGGTGATCCAATCACACAAGACACTGACTTTACTCAAACAGATTTCTTAAATGAGTTCGCTATTGGGCAAGATGTTACTCAAATTTTTGGCCCAACGGGTAACGAGTATACAGAAGGAGATGTTATTGTTGAATTTGAATTTCATTGGGAAGATACTAGTGGAAATATTATACATACGGAGACAGTAGAAAACGACCTAGGATTAATACTTGGTTGTCCTGATAGTGGTTACACCGAGTATAATGTAGACGCTAACGTTAATGATGGCACTTGTTCTACGCTAATCCCGAGCTAATTAAAATTAAAATATGAAATTTATAAATAGTTTTGACATACTTAAAAGTGATTTGCAAAAATCAACTACAACAAGGCCTTTTACTATCCAAGGTGATGCTAACGCTATTTTTGATTTAAAAATAACTAATAGTGCTGGTAAGTTTTATAATTTTATAACAGGTGTTTTTGCAACTAATGAAATTACTAGCACAACATCTGCTACATCTAGCGATGCTACTACAAACCAGGTTTATATAACAGCTGCCAATGCAAATATAAAAATAGGAATGACTGTTACTGGCAACGGCATGTCTGAAACTGTTTTAGTAACAAATGTTAATTCACAAATTATAACTTTAAATAAAAACGTAGAAATAGACGTGGGCACAACTTTAAAGTTTTCTGCAACAGCTGGATTAAACGCACAAGCACTTAGCAATTCTGGTTTTTATAAAAATTCAATAATATTTCCTACAATATCTAGTAATGATGTATATACTATTGTTCTAGAAGCTTCTATTGCAAATGATACAGAACTAGTAATAGAAGAAATAGTATACGATACGGACTCAACTAGCTCTACGTATGGTGAAGACATAACAGAAGGTTTTACTAATAAACTTTTTAAATCTATAGTAATAAACCAATATGTTGACACAACAATAACTATAAATGCAGATTCACCTTCTTTAACAACTTTAGACGCGGATTATAGCGCTAATACTTTCACTATAGAAAAGCCAAGAAACTATACTAGTGGTGGTGGTTTTAAAACTTCTTTTAGCTGGACATTTACAACTACAAATACTAGTGCAATAACAAAATCACAAACTTTAGTAGACACATATTTTGAAACTACAAAAACTCAAACTGTAAACGGCGCTACTTCAAGTAGTAGAGTTGTTACTTTAGACGCTGTAGATAACCTTGTTATAGGCATGTTTATATCAGGTACTGGTTTTGCTGGTGGAGACACTATTTTAGCTATAGATGTCGATAATAAAAATATAACGTTTAGCGGTGCTGCTAGAAGTGTTTCTGATGGTATAACACTTACTTTTATAGGTAAAGGTTCTTTAGGACCATCTGCTTATGGCACTGATTTAACTTTTACTAATTTAACAACAACTTTAACGCCTTTAACAGTTACTGTTGCCGCAGCAAGCTCTAGTAGTACTGCTTTGGCTTTAACTAGCGCGGCTTTTATTTCAGAAGGTAGTAATACAATATTAAAAGGTATTGGAATTGACATTGATGAAACAAATATTAATGTTGCAAGTAGACCTAGTGGTGATCTTGAATTTACAGAAGGTGGTGGAGCTTATAACAATGATCCTACAATAACTCACACTGCAGACGCTAGAATAGTGGCTGGTTTAGCTGTGTCAGGATCTGGTATACCTGCTGGCGCAACAATAGCATCAATTACAGATACTACACATTTTGAACTATCTGTTGCTACTACCGGTGGAAATAAAACTGGGCAAACGCTTACTTTTAATTCTAATAATATAGTTTTATCTTCTGCTAGAACTTTAGAAGAAGGACAAATTTTATCTGTAGAAGGTAGTAGTAGCGCGGTAACAATAACAGGTGACGTTATATTAACAACAATGGGTGACACTAATTTTACATCAACACTACAGGTTGATGACTTTATTGGTATAGGTGTTGCATAAAAAATAAATACATGGCAATTATATTAGCTTTTGAAAATCAAATAAATGTTTCTTTACAGCGCAAAGACAGTGTTTACTATAACAATACAGCTTTAATTGGTGGCTATCAAACGTCTTCAGATCCTCAACTTATAGGCGGTGCTGATATAATAAACAGACATTATAACGTGCTAAATAAAGAATTAAATTACGTTGCAGATGGCGTTAATACAGGGTTTGATGCTTTTTTTCTAACATATGATGGTCAATATCAACCTACAGTAGTTGAAGAGCTACAAGTTTTTATAAACAACGTTGAAACAACTAACTTCACACTTTCAGGAACTGTAACAATAAACGATCCTTTAGTCAATGGTGACGCTATTGATATAAAGCTTTTATACTCGATAAGTGTTGATGATTCTTCTTTTACAAACCCTATAACAAATAGTTTAACAAATAATAGTTTTATAAGTTTTTTAAAAAATAATGAAGTTAATAAAAAAAGTGTTAAAGGTTATTATGCGGAAGTAAAGTTTGTGAACAATTCAAAAGAAAAAGCAGAGCTATTCTCTGTTGGCTCAGAAATATTAGAAAGTAGTAAATAACACATAAAAAGTGTAATTATAAATAAATAAAAGATAAAATATGGCTTTAGGTTTAATAAAAAAACAAATAATACATACTTCTGGCAAAACAAGCTCTCCTTTAAGGCTTTTTGGTTCTGGTAAAAGACAAGGTGCTTTAACAGCTGCTACAAATGAGTACAACACTCAAATGCAAGCGTATAAAAATATGAATATTATAAATCCATACGCAGAAAATGTGTATAGCAACATGGAAAACACAGCGGAAGATTTAACAATTAACCAACAAGCTGCTCAGTTTCAAGCACAACAAATGCAACAAGGGCAAGCGAACATGCTTAGCGCTTTGCAGGGTGGTGGTAGTTTTAATGCTGGCAACATACAGGCTTTAGCTAATCAAGCTCAAACTGGAGCACAACAAGCAGCTGCTTCAATAGGACAACAAGAGTCTGCAAATCAAAGAATGGCAGCTCAACAAGCAGGAAGAAATCAACAACTAGAACGTCAAGGTAGATTACAAGTTCAACAAGGCGCTGCTAATGTTCAGCAAATGAAAATGGACAAGCAAGCTACTATGCTTGGTATGTCAATGCAGCAAGTCGGTAATGCACAAGATGCTATTGCAGCTCACAAAGCAATGATGGGTAATATAGTTGGTGGTGTTTTAGGCGCGGTAGGTCAAATAGCTTCAGCACCGCTTGGCGCAACTAAAAACATAACTAACACTACAAATATTCTTGATCCCAACAAGTTTAGTAATTTAAAAATACAATAATAATATGGCGGCAGATCAAAGTTTAATACAGGCTACTAGAGCTATGGGCGTTAGCAAGTACAGAGATGACTCTGGCTGGGTTAAAGCTTTGGCTAGTATAGGTAAATACGTTGCGTCAAAACAAGCTTTAAAACAACAACTTAATATTAATAAAGACGCTGCTTTTTCAACTATAGAAGATGCAGACATAAAAGGTTTATTAGATTTCAAAACGCTTGCAAACGAATATACTAAGATAATGGCTAAACAGCCTAGTTGGTCAAAAAAATATAAACAAGCAACAAAAGATTATAACGACTTAATGCAAGCTGTAGAGTTAAATAAAGCTGGTAACACAGCTTTTGCTACATATGAAAAAGATTTAATAGAAAACAACGGTCAAATATCAAAAACACACGTTGGTAAAGAAGATAATATTGGTGATGAAATAATTTTTAAAAGATATACTAAAACTTTTACAAACGAAGGTCCTTCTCTTTACTTTCCAGAGTTAGGTATGGATATACTAGTTAAAGACTTACCTGCTTTTACAAAAGTATCAGAAGGTGCTGATGCTACAACAGCTATGAAAAACATTGTAGATAAAAACGGGGCAAAGGTAAAAGTTAAAGGCGGTAGATTTATTGAAAGCAATGTTTCTAAAGATTTAAATAGCTCTATGTCTTGGTGGGGTGATAAAAAACAAAGAGATATTCAAATGTTTGATACTGAATATACTTATAACGGTCAAGAAAATTACACTTTTGGTAAGTATATTGCTGAAAAACATAATTACGCTGAAGTTTTAGATGGGCTTGACTTACCACAAGATGAGTACAACACAACTTTAGATGTTATGATTTCAATGATGAATGAAGGTAACACATCTGATTATTTAAAACAAGAATATAAAAACTTTATAACAGAAGTTTCAAGACAAGATCACCAAGCAAATCAAACAATAAAAATAAACAAAAAAACAGGTCAACAGATAGAAGCGCCTGGTGATTTAAAAGTTAGTTTTCCTTTTAACAATGATAGCACCTACATATCACCCAAAATAGCTATGGCATATAGAAATGCAATATTAGATGCTAGCGGAGAGTCACAACCTATAGACTGGTACACTGGTGCTGGTTATGTTTACAAGCCAGTTCTTTTACAAGAAGAAAGAGGTGTGCGAATGTATGGTTGGGAAAAATACAACGGTGGTGTTAAAGAAAAAACACTTACAATACCAGAGATGTTAGGTGAGTTTGGAGTTAACGACTTAAACATGGCCGAAATATTAGATTACTACAAGCAAGAAGGAAAAGAAGAAGAAGGATTACCATAATAAATAAAATTTAATATGTCTAAAACCTACAGTTATAACAATGATGTTTATTCTGAGGAGCAAGTATTAAAAGCTGCTCAAAATAAAAACTTAAGCATAGAGGAATATGTCAAGCAATACGGTGTAAACGTTGCTGAAGACGAATATTCTCTGTCTAAACTTGTAGACGATCCTGAAACTAAAGATGTTGATGAAAGCTTATCATATAGAGATTTTTTAGCAGAGCAAAAAAGATTAAACGACAAAAGACAATTAGTAGACTACGACACTTGGTTAAATGAATTTGCGCCAGCTTCTATAGGTCCTGATGCTGATTTTGAAGTTGTTGATGCTTTTTCTTTATTAACAGGAGCTTTTGAAACAGTTGTCGATATGACACCTTTTGGAGATGGTGAGCCACCTAAAGAAATAGATGAAGATGTTAAAGCAAGAAAAAAAAGGTTAAAAAATGACAGGTTAAAAGGTTATGAAGCTTTTAAAAACGAATACAACACAGAGTACCAACCAAGCAATATAACTCCTGACGTTGTTTATATGGCTGGCGATGTAAATAACTTTGGTAGAGTTGATTTTAATGCAAAAGGTTTTACAGTAGAAGAAGTAAAATCTAATCCAAATCTTTTTTTAAGTGATGACAACAAGGTTTATCAAATAAACCCTAATATAACAACTATTGGCGGTATATCTAACGATGATTTAAAAAATGTATTTGGCGATGATTTATCTACTGATGATTTTTATAACTTTGCAGTTTGGTATGAGAATAGTGATGAAGCCAAAAACCTAAGAGGAAAAAGAAAAGCAATATCTTCAGCAGGTATAACATCAGGGCCTGTTGAAACAAAGCTCAAAGCTGATATTATTCAAAACTATTTATATTATAAAGAAACAAAGTTTGAAAAAGATTATAATATATACAAAAAAAATGGTATACCAAATCTCATAGCAGAGCTAAATTCTTTTGAAACAGATACAAAAGGCTTAGTGCAAGAGTTTGATTTAAAAGCTGAAGAACTTGAAAAAATGATAAAACAGTTTGAGAGTGGTGATTTAGATCAAAACGAAGAAAATGTAAAAAAATACAACGATTTAAGATTAAATGTTTTAACTTTAGAAAATAATTATAAAAATTTATTAGAAGGAGCTAATGTAAAACTAAGTCCTAAGCAAAGAAAATTGCTAGACGGTTATTTTCAACTAGCAGATCAAGCTACAAATATACAAGTTTTAGAAACACAATTTTTTAACGAAACAACTTTTGGTAAAAAAAGGAAAGAGCTTCAAGATAATCAAGCTGCCAACAATGAGTATTATGAAAAGTATGGTGAAATAGGTGTTCAAGAAAGTGTTGAAAATGTTTGGAACTCAATAACTGGATATTTACGTGGAGGTGCAACAATGATTAACACTGGTGCTATGAATTTTGCCGCTGGTATTGATTCAGATGATGCTGAGTATTATAACACTAGAGCTTTTCTTTTTAATGAAACCACTGAAAACGTGTTCAAAGAATATGTTCAATTTACTACTAGCACACAACCTTTTGTAGATCCAAAAACCGGAGAGTGGAATCTTAGTAGACTATTGCCTAACGTGACAAAAACAGTTACAGACATGATGCTCATGGCTAGAGGTGGTAGAATGTCATATGTTGCAATGAACAAGGTTGGTAGGTTAACAAAAAGTGGTATATTAAAATCTGGAGCAAAACCTAAATCTTTAAAACAATTAAGTTCTTTTTATAAATCATCAACGAGTCTTGCCAGCACTGGTATTGGTAGTATTCCAGTTTTATTACCACAAAACATGAGTCAAGCTTTTTCTCAAATAGATGATGGTTTTTCTGTTAATGATGCCATGGAGTACGCTGTTGCAACAACTTTTGTAGAGGCTTCTATTGAAATGATAAATCCTGATTTTAAATATATAAAACCTAGTATAGCTAAGGTTAAAAAATTATTTAAAGATCCTGTAAAAAACTCTAAGAAAATACTTGAACAATTAAAAAACGAAAGAGTAAGAGCGATTAGTCAATCAATGAAAAGTGTAGGTCCTGAATTAGTAGAAGAATATTTGCAATTGTTTAGTAAAGGTGGTATAGACATGGCTTATAACAACCAGTACGGGACTAATTTTGAGCTACCTGAAAGTGCTGAAATACAAGAAACAGCAGTACTTACTATTTTGTCAGTTTTAGCAATGAGAGGAGTTAGTGGTAATCTAACCAAAGCAGACCAAAGCGGTATATATAGAGTTGCAAGTCAAAATTATGATAACTTTTTAGCAGAGCTTGATAGACAGCTTGAGAACAAAGAAATAACAGAAGATTTAGCTGAAAAAATAAAAACAGATCTTGAAAATTATATTCTTGTAAGTAGTGATGTTGATTCTTTAGTATTTGATGAAAATGGTAATAGTAAAATTACAGAAGAAAGAGCTGATGAGTTAATAAAGCTAATAACTGAAAGAAATGGTTTGCAAGATAAAATCAACGATGGTGGACCGCTAGCAGAGGATTATCAAAAACAACTTGATCAGGTAGAAACAGATATAAGCAACATGCAAAACACTATTGAGCAAGATAGTAGTTTAAGAAAAGTTGCAAAAACTCAAGGTGAGATATATAAAATTAAACAAAAGCTTAAAGATAAAGAAATAGGTGATGAGAAAAAATCAGAGTTAAGAAAAGAATTAGCTAAACTAGAAAAACAACAAGAGCAAGATCTTTTATTAACACCTGAGTATGCTATTGACGGTAAAACATACAAAACAAAAAAAGAATTTTTAGCTAGAATAAAAGCGCATAAATTCAACGGTGATTTTAAAAGAGGTAGACAACTAAACATTAAAGTAAAAAATGATTTTGATGTAGAAAAAGAAGCATACGGTATAATGGGTAAGTATGCACCTAAACAGTCGAAAGAAAGAGTTGTTATGAGTAACGCTCAATCTATAAGAACTGTTGATTTTATAAACAATAGATCTCAGTTTGATATTGAACAAGAATTAACAGAGGAACAAGCAAAAGAAAACTCAGATACTAAAAAAATACAACAGCTTAAAAATGCTTTAAAGTATTTTGAGTTAAAAAGAGCAAACTACAAGTTTGGTGAAAAAGGTTATTTAATGCCAAAAACCGTTGGTAAATCTAAAGTTACAGATATAAGACTTAAAAAATCAATAGATTTTGTTAAAAAGTACGGTGAAGAAATAGGTGGTAAAACAAAAGTTATTTCGTCAAAAACAAAGTTTAATGCTTTGATGGATAAGCTTGGTATTAAAGGTGCTAAAGGCACTGATGGCTTTTACGATCCTAATACAAAAACTTTTTATGTAAACAAAGAGGTTGCTAGAGAAAAACGAGCTGTAAACGTAGGTTCACACGAGCTGTTACATGGTATAATGTGGTCAACTTTAAATGGTCCATTAAGAAAAGTAAAAGATCCTAGCGGCAACGATGTCGAGGTTAATATAACTGAAGATGGTTTAAAGCTTGTTAATGAATTTATTCTTATTATTGCAAAAAACTCTCAGTTTAAAATTGTGCAAGATAGAATAGATGCTAATTACAGATATAACGAAGATGGTAGTGAAAAAGCTTTAGAAGAATACGCTGAAGAATATATAAATGTTTTTGTTGACGCTTTAAGACCTAGCAAAGGTCAGCCAGCTATTAAATTTGAAGAAAGTTTATTTAGAAAATTAATAAATTTATTTAAAGGATTTTTTAAAGGAAAAGGTTTTGTAAACTTAGAGTTTCAAGATGGTAGAGCTTTATATGACTTTTTAAAAGCATATGATAGTGATAGAGTGGCTGGTACGTTAAGAAAAAGCATTGTAGAGTTTGGTAAAAAAAGCATGAAAGCTCAGACAGAAGGTAAAATACAGCCTTCTAAAACAGCGTCTGATAACGTTCAAAATTTGTATGAAAATAGAAATGAAAACCCTGGTTTTGAGTTTGATATTATACAAGAGTTTAAGCCTATAACTAGTAGAATAGCAGAGAAACGTAGAGAAGCGCCTGGTTTTGACAAAGAGCTTTTGATGAGTGAAATAGAAATAGGTAATCGTGGTATATTAGATTTAATAAAAGAATACAACCCTGATTCTGGTGTGCCACTAGCTGCTTATATAAATAAATTTTTACCATCTAGAGCTATTGAAGCATCAAGAAGAGTTTTAGGTGAGCAATTTACTGAAGATGTTACAACCATAAAAGACGTTTCTGTAGAACCAGATGTTGAAGTTAGTGGCGCTAGAAGAAAGCCTGAAAGAAAAGGAATACTTTTGTCTGAAAGACTTAACATAACAAAAGAAGTTGCTGACGCTGTAGAGCGTATAGTTTCTAATTTAAACCTTTCAAAAGTAAACTTTAAAAATTTAAAAAATGAAATACCTGAAATTACAGGTGATTTGTTTGGTATTGCGCCTAAAAAAATTGTAAGTTTAGCAAACTTAACTAAAAAAGAACTGCAATCAGCTCAAATGTTTATTAATAAAAATGCTGATTTATTAATAACAATGTTACCAGAAGGTGCAACAACCGGCGGTACAGCAACAGGTGTGCCTAATACTTTGTTAAAAGCTTTTTACACAAAAACAGAAAGAGCAAAAGCCGCTAAAACAGGTAGTACGTCTGGGCTAGCAATACAAGAAAAAAACAATATAAATAAAAAACAATTTTTAGAAACTTTTGGTATCATAGATGGTAAGCCAGTACGTACAGATAGAAATACATCTGCTAGAGTTTTAGCTATAGCTAATCTTACTGGTAAAATGATAACTAACCAAGCTGTAAGACAACAGTTAGCTAAAAATGACAAAACAACAAGTGAAATTGTAAGGCGTGTAAAAGATGGTAAATCAAAATTACTTTTTTCAGACTCACGAAATAATGCTGATAATTTTAAAGCAACTTACCAAGTAGGTTTAAAGCAAATATTTGACTTAATAAAATATAATAGACCAGACACAATATCAAAAAATAGAAAATCTAAAAAAACTGGTAAAATAAAATCTTACACCACAAGAGACTTAAACGCTAAACTTGTTATTAATGGCGAACCAACTGGAGAAACTGTTTTAGAAGGTGCTACTAGAATTGTAAACGAATTTGTAAAACAATACCCGCAGTATAGAAACTTGCTAAGAAGCACGCTTACTGGTGGTTACGATGCTGGTTTGTTTTTATATGCAGAAAGAAAGTCTGACACACCTGCAGATGCACCAGTATTTGACGAGTTAATTGACAGTGTGAACTCCGAGCAAGTTGCTGGTAGAAAAAAATACACTGGAGATAAAGTTGTAACAGCTGGTTTTAATCAAGATTATTTAGAAAACTATGATGCTTTAACAGAAAACAAAAAACTTGATGTACTTTTAAATATTTTTAAAGCAATTGAAACTCATTTAAGTAACAAGCCTTCAGACGCTTGGTTTTTTGTTGAGTTAATCGCTGACACTTCTAAATCTCAAAATACTTTTACTAGAATTTTAGCTCCATTTAAATTTTACCCTGTATATAAAGATGGTAATGTTATTATTGATCAAAAAGTTACTGAAGAACACACTGACCCGCAAAGTTTAATTGGTAAATCTTTGTTAGCTGGTGCAATATTTGGAAATGTTGATTTTGTTTGGAAAGTTATTGGCAAGTCTTATATGCAAGGCCCGTTACTTAATAGTAAAGAAAATCCGCACGACGTGATTGTTAACAAAGCTGGATTTGAATCAACAATGCCTGAAATTTATTACGAGTTAATTGTACCAAGACTTTTAAGCGGAGAATTAAAATTACCAAATGGTTACGCTTCAATTGTAAGGCTTGCGTACGCTGTGCACCCAAAGACTGGTCAGAGTATAGATTTAAGCATGTACTTTTTACCAGAAGTAAACATGACTATAACAGAATATTTTGGTGTTGATGGTGTTACTGGCATAGCTCAACAAAACAAATTAATTGTAGATTTTTTAGCTGGTAATATAACTAGGCAGCAAATAGATGCAATGCAAAAAATTAAAACCACTAAAAACCCTAAAAACACACAAGCGTTAAGCAAATCTATAAGTGCTTCAAGAACTGTAAACCCATCTAAAGGTATTACTGTTTTAGATTTTGATGATACGTTGGCTACTAGTAAATCTTTAATTAGATACACTAAGCCAGATGGTGAAAAAGGAACTTTAACGCCTGAGCAATACGCTAGCACATATCAAGACTTGCAAGACCTTGGTTATAAGTTTGATTTTTCAGAGTTTAATGAAGTTATTGACGGTAAAATAGCACCACTATTTCAAAAAGCTTTAAAACTTCAAGGTAAATTTGGATCTGAAAATATGTTTGTTTTAACTGCAAGACCTGCAGAGGCCGCGCCAGCTATATTTGCATTTTTAAAAGCTAATGGTTTAAACATACCTTTAAAAAATATTACTGGTTTAGCAAACTCTACATCAGAGGCTAAAGCACTGTGGATAGCTGAAAAAGTTGGTGAGGGCTACAATGACTTTTATTTTGCCGATGACGCTTTACAAAATGTACAAGCTGTTGACAACATGTTAAATCAGTTTGATGTAAAGCGTAAAGTTCAACAAGCAAAAATTTTATTTAGTAAATCAATGGACTTTAGGTTTAATGAAATATTGCAAGACGTAACTGGTATTGAAGCTGAAAAAAGATTTGATTTTATAAAAGCTAGAAAACGTGGATCCGGTAAAGGTAAGTTTAGATTATTTATACCACCATCACACGAAGACTTTGTAGGGTTGTTGTACAACTTTATGGGTAAAGGCAAGAAAGGTGATGCTCATAGAGACTTTTTAGAACAAGCGTTGATTAGACCGTTAAACAGAGCTAACAAAGAGTATGACACAGCTAGGCAGTCAATAGCTACTGACTATAAAAACTTAAACAAGCAAATGTCTGGCGTTAAAAGTAAGTTAAGAAAGAAAACACCTGATGGTGATTTTACATATCAAGATGCGATAAGAGTATATCTATGGGACAAACATGGTCACACAATACCTGGTTTAAGCAAAGGTGATCAGAAAAAATTAGTTGAGCTTGTTAAGTCTGATGGAGATTTACAAGTTTATGCAGACACTATAAATCAAATATCAAGGCAAGAAAATTACGTTTCACCTACTGAAGGATGGGATAGCGGCGATATACGTATGGACTTAGATGATGCTACAGGAAGAGTTGGTAGAGAACAATTTTTTGCTGAATTTAATGAAAATGCTGATATAATATTTTCTAAAGAAAATTTAAATAAAATAGAGGCTGCTTACGGCAAAGGCGTTAGAGAAGCTTTAGAAGACATGCTTTACAGAATTAAGACTGGTAGAAATAAACCTACTGGACAAAATGGTATGGTTAACAGACTTATGAACTATTTAAATGGTTCGGTCGGATCTGTCATGTTTTTTAATATAAGATCTGCTTTGTTACAGCAAATGTCTTTAGTTAATTATATAAACTTTGCTGATAATAATATATTTGCCGCTGCTAAAGCCTTTGCTAATCAAAAACAATATTGGAAAGACTGGGCATTTATATTTAATTCTGATATGCTAAAGCAAAGACGAGGTGGTATTATGACTGATGTAAACGGGGCTGAGCTTGCCGCTGAAATGCGTAAATCTAAAAACCCTCACAGGTTTTTAATATCTAAATTGTTAGAGTTAGGTTTTTTACCTACACAAATTGGTGATAATATTGCAATTGCAACTGGTGGAGCTACGTTTTATAGAAATAGAGTAAATACTTATTTAAAAGAAGGGTTGAGTCAAAAAGAAGCTGAAGCAAAAGCTTTTACAGATTTTCAAGACTTAACGCAGTCAACACAACAGTCAGCAAGGCCTGATATGGTTTCACAACAACAAGCCTCTGTTATTGGTAAAGTTATATTAAACTTTCAAAACGTAACATCACAGTTTAATAGATTAGGTAAAAAAGCGTTTTTAGATATTAAAAATAGAAGAATAACACCACCTAACAAAACACAGTTGCAAAGTGATATATCTAACGCGGCTAGAATAACATACTATTTTGCCGTACAAAACGCTATATTCTACACTTTACAAACAGCTATGTTTGCAATGATGTTTGATGACGACGAAGAAGATGTTAATAATTTATTTTTAAAGAAACAAGAAAGATTAATAAATGGTAGTATTGACTCTGTGTTAAGAGGTTCTGGTATTTTTGGAGCTGTTTTATCTACGTTAAAAAACACTGCTATTGCTTTTGCTAGACAAAGAGATGTTAATTATAATCCAGACGAAAGTGCTGTTATAGTAGAAGCTTTAAACTTTTCACCAGTGTTAGGTATTAAAGCTAGAAAAATAGTTAACGCTGAAAAAACTTTAAATTATAATAAAAAAGTAATTCCTGAAATGGAAACATTTGATATTGATAATCCTCAATGGTCAGCGGCAACAAACTATGTAGAAGGTTTTACTAATTTACCTCTTAATAGACTGTATAACAAAACTCAAAACGTACGCCAAGGATTAAACAACGAGCACGCTGCTTGGGAAAGAACTTTAATGTTTTTAGGTTGGAGTCAATATAATTTAGGCTTAGAAAATAAAAAAATAAAAGAAATTAAAGAAAAAATAAAAACAAAAAATCAAATAAAGAAAAAAGGACCTAGAAATATAAACTTAAGAAACACTACTAGAAACACAAACAAAAGAAATATATAAATGAAAAAACTTCTGACACTTCTTTTATTAGTTTCATGCGCAAAAGAAGTTGATGATCTTGGTTTTAGGGTTTATACAATACCAGCCGGTGAGCATAGCTCAGGTAGTTTCATAAACCACCCAGACAACTCTAGGATAAGTTTTCAGTTTAAACTAGATGAATCTGCTTATTACGAAACTGAAATACCAGAAAACCAACATGATGTAAACAAAATATACGGCATGAGTGATTTTGGCGTTAGGCATCAAAAGTATTCTATACGTCTTGGTTGGAGATATTTAAACAACGAGCTAGAGCTTTGTTGGTTGAGACATGAAGAGGGTAGACATAGTGCTGCAACAATAAGAACTATAGACACAGATGTAATTTATAATGCTACTATTGATATAAAAACATTTTATTATGTAATAGTAATAGATAATGATACTACACTTGTACGTAGAAGACCTGAAGGTAACTGGGGTTTATTGCGTAGATATTATTTATACCCATATTTTGGTGGTAACGAATATGCGCCACACGATATAACAATTAAAATAAAAGAATGAAAAAACTAATTATAATAATGTGTAT